GAGTACCTTATTCCTTTCTTTACAGGTTGTATTTTATGAGGATATAAAAAATTACTTGGCCAAATAATTAATCTTCCGGGTCTTACATCTATTGTTTTTAAAATGTGTTCATTACCTAATTCAAAAAAAGTTACTTCTCCTCCTTCGTAATCATTATTTAATAATAAAATACAAGATAAAGTTCTTGGGTGACCTCTAAAATGATCAATATGTTTTTTATAAAAACCTCCTTTTTCATATTTTAAAATGCTTATATCTGTTATTTCTTGAGGTTTTATATCGTGATTAGGAGATACCTCATTACAATATCTTTGAATACTTCCTCTAAAAAAAGCTGTTAAATAATTAGACCAATGTATTTTTGTTTTTTGTTTACACCTCCAATCAAACAAAGGTAAAACTTTCACTTTTCTGTAATCTTTATCTATAGTGTTTTCTGAACCAACAGTTCCATCACTATAAATTTGATCTTTAGACCATTTAATAAGAGTAGATATATTCTCTAATTGAATGGTATCATCATATACTTTAATATAACTTTCAATATTCATTCTGCTTTCGAAAATATGTACGAATTAGTAAACTAATTCAGGCCAAAAAACTTGTGGGCAGCCTGGTAAATCATAAATATATTCCATAATACTATAGTTATCATCCCAAGAACTAACTGAGTCTGTATCTATATTTTCTAAAAAATCAACAATACTTTTTGCATCAGCATCACTATCAAATTTGCTGGCTGTAATATGTTTAAAAGTATTAATTAAATAATCTACTTTATCTTTATATTCTTTTTTTGCTTCTGTAGCATCTGAAATTCCTGAATGTTCATAATCTGTCCAAATAACAGAACCATCAACTAAAGAAGGCTCACTTTTTCCATGAGTTTTTTTTCTATAATCTGCATCATTTGTTTCTATAGCAACAAGTCCAGCAGAATCAGTTGCTAACCATTTATCTCTAATATCTTCATTAGGTGCTAGTCTAAAAAAACTATGATTTAATAAGTTATTATTTCTAAAAATTATATATTTCATATATCTCCTATAAAGAATCCGTGTACACTAATAATGCTCCTGGACCTCCAGTTGTCTCACCAGGATCTCCTTTTCCACCTACTGATACACCTCGATAATATGATTGTGTACCAGGATAGTATTGAACACCTGCGGTTCCAAACATAAACATTTCTCTATAAGAATCATTATCTGCTGTTCCAGTTATGTCTGCAGTTCCAGTAGTAACTGCTCCAATATTTCCTTCTTGGGTTTGCGAAGGATTGGGACTACCTCTTTGTCCTCCGTTACCACCACTTATTGTTAATATGTTTCCAAATACAGTGTTTCCTCCTGCGTTTCCAGCAGTGTTACCTGTAGCACCTGTTCCCGAAGCACCAATAGAATAAGGAGCAGTAAAAGGAGCAGTAATAGAATCTGAAAAAACACCTATGAATCCCATTCCTCCGTTTCTACCATCTGTTACCGAGCTTCTTCCACCTCCGCCTCCTCCGGCAGAAGCAGCGTATATTAAAATTTTACTAGCGTTAGAAGTAAAAGTACCTGAGTTTGGACCAACTGACCAAAGAGCTGGTTTCATATTATTTCCACCTGCTGTTCCAGTTGAAGCAGCAATTATTCTACCAGAAGAATCAACTGTAATATCTGCAGTTGTAAAAGTTCCTCCAGCTGGTTTAATAATCTTTGGCATATTTTATCTTTCCTCCTATTTAAATTAATCTATCAATTCAACGTAGGAAACATGATAATCTAAATCGTTAGCAGCTCCTGCTGTAATTGCGATTATATCTGTTTCATCTAAATAAATTGGTGTATCAATCATGCTTAAAGTTGAATCCGCAGGCACAGAAATTGTGCTTGCTATTTTGTAATATGTAGAACCATTGTCATTGCTAATTTCAATTGTTACATCAGCTGCGTTAGTTCCATCATCATTTGATATTAAAATTGTGTCTATTCTTACTGCAGATTCTGCAGCAACGTCTATCATAGTTGTTCTGTTAGTATCACCTAAAGAACCCATTGCATTTTTAGGTGTAATTGTTGCGACGTTTATTAAATTTGGTGTTGCCATTTTTTATCTCCTATTCTTTTTATCCGAAAATCATGGAAAAGACAATACCTTTTCCGTCTGTTGTTATTGTTTGTGTGCTTCCAGTAGCAGCATTATTAGTAACTTGTGCACTTCCAGTGCCATTTGGAGCAACTGTTATATTACCATTTGCTGCATCTGTTATTGTTACTGTACCTGAATTTGTACCAGAATTAGTGTCTAAAATAAGATCATGAGCACCACTAGACGTTAAAGTAGCATTTCCTGATCCTGTACCAATTACAGTTTCACCACTTCCTTTTGGAACAAGGACCATATCAATATTAGTATCTCCTCCTGTAGCTGATATTGAAGGTGAATTACCTGTTGCTGCATTTGTAACATCAAATTGATTTACTGCAGATCCAGTTGTTTGAAAAATAATTTGTTCATTACCATTTTCATCTCCAATAAAATGAGCGTCATCAATTAAAATATTATGTGAATTAGTATCTAAGTTTCCACCTAGTTGAGGAGAAGTATCATCTACAACTTCTGATATTCCACCTACTCCAACAGAAGTAATATTTGGATTAGTTCCATCATCTGCTTTTGCGTATGCAATTACAGTGCTACCATTTGAAATAGTTGCAGAAGTTCCTGTTCCAGTTACATATTTTAAAACTACATTTTGAGATCCGGAAGTTCCATTTTTAAGAATATAAAGTTGTTGAACATCTAAAGGTATAGTTACATTTCTTGAAGCTGTAAGAGTTCCTGTAAATTCTATAACTCTGTGTGCAAGAGTTGCACCAGTTGATCCATCAGAAACAGATAAAGTTGTATCTCCAGAATCAGAGACAGCTTGAGCTGTATAACCACCAGCTATTTGTTCAATAATTTCTAAATTTGTATTAGTCTTAGTACCCCAAGTTCCTGCGTTTTCACCAGTTGCCTGTTTCTCTATACCGAGAGGTGTATATGTTGAAGCCATATTTTTTTATCTCCTATGCGACGTCACTATAACTTGTATTTGATCCAGTTGCAACATCTGAATAAGAACTATTTGATCCTGTTGATACGTCACTATAAGATGTATTTGACCCAGAACTTACATCAGAATAGCTATTATTCGATCCTGTTGATACATCACTATAAGATGTATTTGAGCCCGTGTCAACAGGTCCATAAATTGGAACTGTTGTAACTGTTCCTAATAAAGAAGTTAATAATTGACCCGTTAAACCTACGACATCTGCAGCAGTTAATGATCCTACAGAAGAAGTTATTGATTGACCAGTTAATCCCATAACATCTGCAGCTGTTAAACCACCCACAGAAGCTGTTGTAGAAAGACCGGTAGGTATTATAATAGGATTTGTAGTAATTTCTGCAGAACCAATACTAGATGTTATAGATTGGCCTGTTAATCCCATTGTTTGATTATCAAGAGCTATAGATCCTACAGAAGAAGTTATTGATTGACCAGTTAATCCCATTACATCTGCAGCTGTTAAACTACCAACACTTAATGAAATATCTTGACCAGTTAGTCCCATTGCATCCGCAGGAGATATTGATCCTACAGAGAAAGATGAACTTATTCCAGTTAGTCCTATTGCTTGATCTGCAACTGTTACTGATCCAATATTAAAAGAAGAACTTACACCAGTTAATTCAATAACACTATTAATTGAAGATCCCCAAGATTCTTCTCCCCAACCATTTCTTCCCCAACCGACTAATGTTCCAACACTAGATAAACTACCTAATGTAGAAGTTATAACACCTGCAGAAGAAACTCCTATAACATCAGCAGGTGATATTTCTCCAATAGAAGAAGTTAAAGATTGACCTGTTAATTCTACTGTTTCAATAGGTGTAGCTGTAACTGTACCAATAGAAAAAGTTGCTGATACACCAGAAGGTTCTATAGAATATTGAACACCCCAACCAGAATTTCCCCAAGCTTGTCTTCCCCAACCTGCTACGTTTTCAGCGTTCGCTGTTCCTAAAGAAGATGTAATTCCAAACCCTGTTACAGAAACAGTTGTAGTATTATCTACAGTTGGAAATGTTGAATAAACATTAATTCCAATACTTTCAAGAGAGGCTATTGTAACAGGAGTCCCTGTTGCTGTTCCTATTGCTGAAGTTATTGCTTGACCAGATGGTTCAACAGAATATTCAACTCCCCATCCAGAGTTATCCCATTGTTGTCTTCCCCAACCTTCAACGTTAAATGATTGTGGTGTGCCTAAAGCGGATATTGTTCCAGGTGAACTTAAAACAACTGTAACTTCGTCGTCTTGCCATTCATTGGATCCCCAAGTATTTGTGCCCCAGGTTGATGCCATAAGGAAGGCCTCCTTATGCTAATCTTATGATCGCGTTTGTTGCGTCTGCTGTTGGAAATTGAATTGTAAAAGTTCCACTTGTTACAGTTTTGTCTGCACCAAATGCTATAACAGCAACTGCATCAGTTGTTCCTGTGCTTGTTCCAGTTGTTGTATTGTATATTAATGCACCATTTGCAGTAAAAGTAGCAGAGGTATAACTAACATCATCGAAGTCTGTAAATGCAGTTGTTGAAGATAAGGATACTCCAGCATTAGTTAAACTTGCACCACCTGCTGTGTAAGCTGTACCAGATGTATTTGTAATTTCATTTGAAGTTGAATAGTCAGTAGTAGCTGCACCTAAAGATGCAGAACTAGTAAACAAAGCTATTTTAAAAGTATCTCCACTAGACGAACTAAAATTGTGTTTTCCTTGTAAGAGTTCTTGTTTAAAACTTGAACATATTGCTGATGTTATTGCCATATCTTATCTCCTATTAAGGGTTTGCAGAATTTATTGGTATACGAACAGTGCCATCTGTATAGTCATCTCTTCGTCTTCTACCAACTTGCTCATTAGCAAACGCTTGTACTTCCTGTTTATATTTATTTTCGTATAAAGTCAACATGTCTATCGGACCTTTTAAATATCCATATGCCTCTGATAAACAACAATATAACAGACCATTTGGAAAGTTCATACTAATATAATTAGTATCATCGCCTTCTAATAGTGCAGGCATTGCATTAAAATGAACTCTAAATCTATAAGTTGTGTTAGGGACTGGAGAAAAAGCTATACGTCCTGATGTTGTGCTAGACTCCCCTGTACCTCCCCCAAACATAGCGTAATACTTTGGTTGGCCTTGAGCTGCAGAGGTTCCAGTTACATCTTGATATTCTTGTAAATATGTATAATCTTTTTTCTCTAACCATCTATTAGCCCCTGTAGTTTCTGAACCTGCTGTATCATAAACTTGTATACCTCTAACAAATAAACAGCCAGCAGGAGCGTTAATTGATTCTTGTCCTGCAACTAGATTACCTAATTGTTGTTTTCTCTCTGCATCAATAGGTACATCTCTAAAAATTCTATATTGTGCATTTAAAATAATATTTTCTACAACCGAATCTGTTAAAACATTTGAATCTGTTTCAGTATAGTTTCTTATTTGTGTTATTAATCCTGATGCACTTAATCCAGCCATTATTTTGAATCTCCTTTATATTTTTTTAATATTTTTTGTTGTTTATTTGTTAACTCAACAACTTCTTCTTTTTCTTTTTTAGGAGAAAATAAATTTTTTATCCAATTTAAAAAATTTTTAATCATGCTTCTATCGTTACGGGTCCTACTGAACAACCATAACCTCCTCCTTTTATTCCTCCTTTTGTAGCAGTATCTGTATCAACTGTAAAATGAAAAAAATTTTGAACAGAATAATCACTAGTATTTGCAGCACCATTTA